CGACTAAAGACACCTCTCTCGCCCGACCGTGACTCATACAGAGACTTCCACTCGTTCAGGAAAGCTTCAAAGTCAGGCTTCTCTGTGTAACAAGCTGAGTTATTAGCCAAGCCACGCTGAGGATTATCTACCCACCACTGCCCTGATTTAGCTCGTCGTATTCTGTCGTCGGTAAGATTACTGAGACTGATGAGGGCGCTGCGTCTGACTCCCCCAACGACAACGACTTGTGCAATCTTACAACAGAGGTCGTGACATTCGACGGAACTGAGTCGTCGTCCAGCAGATGCTCGAAAGACTTCCACGGTGAATTGGAAGAGGTCAACAAGAGGCTCTGGACCAGACGCTCTACCTCCGAAGGTCTTAAGGGCTGACCCTGCAGGTCTAACTCCAGAAACGTCCCACTTGGGTACTTGACCACTAAAGAGCATCGCGATAAGTTCCCGGTAAGATTTAGCCCATCCAATTTTGCTGTCAGCGACGTGTATAACTGTATCTGTGTCATGAAACTTCTCTGCAACCTCTGGTAGTTTAGTGATGTACTGGCGTTCCACACTGAAGCCAACTCCTGTGCCACACATGAGGACGTACATCATCTCATCGAAAGCTTTAGGGTGGTCTATAGGTAGATAGGAGCAGTTAAACCCAGCGACATTGTCCCTAGCCAGAGCCTCACCTGCAGTCATCAGTGCCCTCATGCTGGGCATTACGTCTAAATCATGCACAGGGTCAAAGAGTTCCTTAGCTTCCTTCTTGGACAACTTCTCCTTACTGACCCAGAAGTCCAAATAACGGTTCACAGTTTCTTCCCACGTCTCCCTACGCTGTTCTTCAGGCAGGTAACGGGCGTACCTTGATTTATGTATGTATTCTTGATATGCGTCCATTATAGTTCGTATTCTCCTCCGGTTATTAGTGACATCTTCAGTTGGTCCAACAGGAAGTAAAGCCCTGTTGTGTCCATGTTCGTAGAGACAAGGATGAAGTCCTCTGACTTAACAACACAGAAAGCCTCGTCGTAGCTTTCCAAGTCTTCCTTAGCGACGATAGCGTCAAACACCATAGGCACAGTGAGTTCGTCTGTTTTGTTCTTCTGGTCGAAACCTCCTTCAATCACTTTCATTCTACAGCCTCCTGTTCCTCGACCATCTTGTTCAAGTACCACTGTGCTTTCTTCAGGTCCTGTAGACCATTCTTGAAACGCCAGCGGTGCAGATACTTCAGGACATTGCCCTCGCAGTAGTCAACAATGCCGTCACCCAGTTGCTGCTTAATGTAGTCAATGGCCTCCATGCCTCCCTGATTGTAGTGAGGTGGTCTATGAACCAGAGCGTCCCACTCTTTTTCCGTTGCTAAATCAATACTCATCTTCGTTCTCCTCTTCATCCTCTAGCTCTTCCGCGAATACCTCTAGTTTGTTTATCAGCTTGTCTTCAAACCTGTCCAGAAGCTCTTCGGAAGTTATCTCTAGTGCTTCCAGAAAGTCTTCAGGGTCGTAGTTGCGAAGTAGAAGTTCCTTAATTTCCTCCATTGTTAGAGACATCGTCCATCAACTCCTGTAGCGTATCTAATGTGTACCATTCAAGACCTTGTTTCTCACACCATTGAGACATAGTAATCTTACCTCCCTTCCTTACTTTTTTATTAGGATTCATAAGAACAAACACAAGGCTCTGGTAGTCCTCAAGACTGTCTCTGATGCTAGTGTACTTCTTAGTGTCTCCTTCCCTAAAGAAACCTTTGCACTCAACCAACGTGTTGCTGGGGACGTGTACAAAGTCCGGTGTGTAGTTCCTGTGTGTTGTGTAAGGTACTGTGTAGGGTTCGTACTCAAAACCCTTCAGTACTTCCGCTGTGTGTTCCTCAAAAACACTACGAAACTTCGATTTCTTGTACCTTCGGTTCATTGAATACCTCTGTTAAATAACGTGGACCTGCTGAATACGCGAACCCTCTTAAGGAAGGCCAACATTCCTTTTTGTATGAGCAGTAGGAGCATCCTATAGCGAGTTTCTGGTTGCCACTCTTGCCATCTGCGATAGTTTCGTAGCATACCTCTGGTGGCTCCTCCTGCTCTACCATCTTTTTTATCTGGTTGATTCTTTCTCCTATGTCATAAGAGATAAGGTCGTACACAGGTGCCTGCGTGTCCTCAGAGTCATACAGTAGATAAGTCAGATGACCATTCTGTTTGTCCATTGCCAGCCAGCCAAACTTAGTTTCACCTTCTGAGTGAGCGTAGCCTTTAATCTGTCCTATGTACCCAAAAGGGTCGTCGTAGGCAAGTGTCCCTTCCTTGAACTTCTTGAAGCCGTAGGTGGAAGTAGACTTCACGTCAGTCACAACCCCGTCTATCCTGCAGTCCATAGAACCTTTGATGCCGTTGACCTCACACTTCTTCTGCTCATCTGTCACTTGGTGACCAGCAGCTCTTGTGAGGAACAGTAGCAGTTCTTCAATCAGATGCCCATAGAGAAACTTGACGTAGGTATTGGGAGTCAAGTCTTCGCCTTTGTCAACGTCGTTGTACACATTCCATAGGAAACGTTCTTCACGTCCTATGTTGGACATACGTAGTTTACGTGAGTCGTCCCTGACCTCTGTAAACTCCTTACGCATGAGGTCCTTGACGTTCTCACCAAACTGCTCAATGCAGCTCTCGATGTCTACTCCTTCTGCTACGTCTTTAGACTCCACAAGTTTGTAGATGTCACTCACTAAGTTGTAAGTATTTTTCATTTGTACTCTTCCGCTGTACTAGAGACGACAACTCTGGCCTGCTCCGGTGTGCATTTGAACCACTCGCCCTTACGTTCATAGGACTTCTGTAGCTCTGTGTGTGCCTGTGATTCTGCCTTCCGACGATTGTTCACGTCATACTTATATTGTAACACATAGTCCCTAAAGGGGGAAGAAGTTTGGTAGCTATTCAAGCGGTCCTCAGCGTCTATAGCCATGCCTATCTTGACCCAGTCAGGGAAGTTAGGATTAGTTATAGCGTACACCTGACCCTCGACACTGCTGTCGTACTTCTCTAGGCTGCTGAAGGCTGCTTGTTCAAAGTTCTTGTAGCGTCCGGGTTTGTGCAAAGGGTGTGTCTTAGGTACGTGCTTATTATTAACATACATCCTAAGCTTGTTTTCTTTGCGTTTAGTTTCAGGGTCACGGTCTTTGTACTTCCCGTTTTCTTTAGTATAAATCATATTGCTTCTCCTTAGTGGGTCTCAGCCCATGTTGTGCCTACTTTGTATTCACCGTCCAAAGGGCATCTCAAGTTAAACTCAATACCTGCAGCCTTGAGACACTCTACTGCTAACCAACCAAACTTCTCTGCGTCTTTCTCTGCAACTTCTGTCTGAACTTCATCATGGATATTGCCTATAATCTTGTAGTCCAAGTCCCAGCGAGTTGCGTAGTCGTCCAGTATCACCAGAGCTTTCTTCATCACGATTGCTCCTGCTGCTTGTAACAACGTGTTCAACGCTGAGTGTTCCGACCTAACTAGGAGTCTCCTTCCGTCGAGTCCTGTGAGGTAACCTCTTGCTGCTGCATTTGAAACTCTGTCCTTAAGAGCTGCGAATGCTGGTAGATTACTGAGGAAAGATTCTCTAAGGTTTTTGCCTGCTCTTCTACCTCCTCCAGCCACTGTTCCAAGTTTAGCATCTCCTGCGCCGTATAGTAGGGCATAGATAAAAGTCTTTGCCTGATTTCTTGATTCAAGTCCTGCAAGTTTCTGATTAGCCGTGTGTACGTCTCCGTTGATAATCTCATTGGTATAGTCCTCGTCCTTCATGTAGTGAGCCAACATACGCAACTCAAGACCACTGGCATCGAAACCTACTAGCTTCTTACCTTCAGGCACAGTCCAACAGGAACGACACTCGTGTCCATACGGGCTGTGGCTTGCAGGTACTTGAGCCATGTTAGGTGACTGATGCGTCATGCGTCCTGTGACTGCACCGTTGCTGATAACACGTCCATGTACCCTACCGTCTTCCTTCACGTGCTGTAGCCATGAGTTGACCTGTGCGTATCTTTTTTGTAGCATCAAGTACTCACTGACGACCTTTGCTTCCGGTAGATTGATGGTGTCAAGAACTGCTTCATCGACTATTGGGTTACCCTTCTCCGTGACTTTGTCAAAGCGTACCCCAAGTCCCGCAAGTCTCTTCGCAATCTGCTGCCTAGAACCCACATTAAAGACTTCAACCTTGTCCTTAAGTTTCTTCCCTGTCTTCTCTGACCATCTTTCATGGACAATGGGTGGGAACTTCTTCTGCAACTCTTCTTCAATGTCATTCATTCTCTCCTTAAATGTGGAACACAGGTCTCTAGCCAAAGACTGGTCCAGAACCCAACCGTTTTTCTCTTGCTGCTGCACTGCTACTTGCACTTTATGCTCTAGCTCAATGCTGACAGGTGAGAAACAAGCCATCTCCTGTACCAACTTCTGGTGTACTGCTTCTGTTACGTTCACGTCCTGTATGCAGTAGTCAATCATCTCCTGTGACAACTGAGACCAGTCACTGTGGTCACCTTTTGGGAAGCCTAAGTCATTGCCCCAGTTTCTGAGGGAGTGTCCACCTGACTTACTTGGCTCACACAGACGTGATAAAACCAAAGTGTCTAGGACCCTCCCTGGAGCCACTGTGATGCCCCAGAGACGTTCTAGGACAGGGACATCGTAACCTATTAGGTTGTGACCAACGACGCTCTGAGAGCCTCTGAGGGCTTCTGAGAGGCTTTCTGGGTCCTTGTGTACCAGAGTTACGTCATTCTCCTTGGTAACAACGCACCAGATGGTGTCGGGAGTCAGGCCATTGGCTTCTAGGTCGAGATAAATCAAAAGTCATCTCCTACATGTGGGTTAGCGACTTCACTTAACCTACCTGTTGTGCGGTCATAAGCAAGGAAACAAGCAGGACCAGTTTCACCAGTGTAACGGTTCTTAAGCACCCTGACAGTCGTGGTGTTCCTGATTTCTTCGTTTTCATGCTGCTGGTCTCGTTCCATACCTATGACAATGTCCGACAACTGTGCTATTGCCTGTGACCCTCTGAGTTCACCCAAGGATATCTGGGCACCGTCTTCATGGGCTTTACCCTGTGACCGACGTAGGTGTGACACGAGGAACAAGCAGATGCCTGTCTCAGCCACGAGTGCCCTGAGCTTAGTCATGATTTCATCAATGGCTTTACGCTCGTCACCGTTTTCCTGACTTGACACAACGATACTGAGGTGGTCTAGGATTACGAACTTGCAGTCCAGAGCCTTCGCCATGTAACGTACACGCGCTAGTAGGTTGTCAGCGGAAGTAGAACCCCAATGGTCGAACAGGTAGTAACGTCCAGTGCCCAGTGTTGACTCCCAGAAGGGTCTCAGGTCTTCGACTGAGGTGTCTTCCTCTAGGTGCAGAGGTCTGTTCGCGGCCACTGACATGATGCCCAGTGTAGTACGCGAGAGGTCCTCTTCCAGAGCTAGGACACCAATGTTACCGTCGCAACGCTTGAGTAAGTCGTACTCAATCTCGCGTATGAACTGAGACTTACCCATCCCGGAACCACTAGTGATGGTCACGAGTTCGTAGGGTCTGTGTCCTCTGGTGATGGTGTTGAGTCCGTCCCAAGGATAGGGCACTGACTTAACGTTCCTCTTCTCAACCAAGTTTTCCCAAGTGTCAGTACCTGCGACGATACCGTCAGGTCTGTACGTCTTGGCGTTCCACCATGCTTGCGTAAAGTCCTTGACTCTGTTAGCCACAAGCATGTCACTAGCGTCCTTCACGGGTAGCTTAACGATTTTGAGCTTGTTTGGGCTGAAGAGGTCCTTGACTGCGTCTACTGCTGCTTCTCCTGCTTTGTCGTTGTCGAAGCACAGGACCACAGTACCGTAGGACTCAAGCCACTCTAGCTGCTGCTTGACTTCCTTTGCTGCACTGGAAGCACCGGAGCGTAGGGACACTACGTCCCACTGTTTACCTGACATCTCGTAGACGGCCATTGCGTCTAGCTCCCCTTCACAAAGGGTGATGTACTTATTTGTTTTGCACTGGTGTTGTCCAAAGAATCCAACTCCGGTTGTGTCACCGCTCGTGTGGAAGTTCTTTGTCTTCACCTCGCGTACTTTTGCAGACGCAACTTCATTTGTGCTGAGGTTGTAGTAAGGGTAGTGGTGTCTGATGATTTCACCCGTAGTCGAGTACTCCACAGTGACACCGTAGCGTTGACAAGTTCCCTGCGACAGTCTCCTCTGGGGTATCGCTGCCACTACACCACCCATGCTCAGACGGCTAGGCTTTGTTGTTGCTTCTATTGTTAGTTCCATGTCGTCGTTGCCGCCGTGTTTATGATAGTTACAACTGGCGCTGAAGCAGTGTGCCCCAGCGTCGTCGTAGATGGCTAGGGAGTCCGAAGAACCACACTTCGGACAACCCTCATGTCTAATGAATTTAGCCATTGCCCTAGAAGTCCGAAGGGTCACCTTCAGTCATCTCTGCTTCCTCAAGCACCTTCACGGCTTCGAGGTAAGTAGCGACTCCATGTACAGGATGTTCCTGCCCTAGCTTGAACTTCAGGCGCACCTTAGAGTTGTAAGGGACTTCGCCGTTGTAGCGGTTGCCTTCGATGTCAAAGCGTTTGATGTCGTACTTAGACTTGAACTTCCTTTGCTTTGCGCCTAGGTAGTCCTTAATCTTCACACCCTGTGCTGCCAGTGTTGAAGCATCGTCTTCAGACAAAGTGATGGTCATTGAGAAGGCTCCAGTGTCCTGACCGTTGTACACGTCATGCTCAGTCAGTTTGCTAAAGTTTACAATGCCTTCGATAGTGGTGGCTGCTGCTGCCATAGGAATAATCTCCGTTGTT